AAAGATAGTGACTGACGGTTTGTGTTCGCACCAGTGTACAGTGAATCTCTTCCATATCTCAAGATGATCTAAGGCTGACAGGTCATGTCTAGTGAGAGACTTCTTAGGAGACTTCTGAGGGAACTCAAATACCCAAGCCTCTGCGTTGTAAGGGTCAGTGTGGTATGGCACTTTACAGTCAATCAGGGCCTGTGATAGAGGGTCTTTCTTGTCGTTGCGAACCCTGCGAATCAAGTGTGAATTGTAACGAGGGTGTATCCCTGATGCACTGTCCACAAGTTGACTGACCGTACCTGATGGCTTGACACAAGTGATAGCGGTACTCTCTGGGATGCCAAGTTTCTTAGCCCACTTCTTGTTGACACTTACAGCATGTGCCTTGAGAGATTCCAGATCATCTGCACTGGCATTCATTAAAGCGGGACAGTCCATGATCCCTGTCAGGCTAACGCCAAGCAGTCTCTCCTCTTCAGTGTTACGCTTCCATGCGGGAGAAAGATACCTGAAGTCAGTGAGAGTAGCCTGTAAAGTGCCAATGATAGTGGCGATCTCTACCTTGTTCTTGATGTCAGCAAGTGTGTCGCTCTCTCTGCATACAGCCTCCGATAGATTGCAGAACTGCTTTGGTCTTAGAATAATCTCAGAGCATGGGTTACAACCGAAGTCATGCTCACTGTCTCTGCGCTCTGGAACCATATGTTTTGCGGCTTCACGATTGAAGATGCCACGCTCTCCACTACGACTCTCATACAGGGCAGTCCACTCACGCAGGAACACGCCCATGTCAGGCTTCTCCGTGTAGCACACGCTGTTATTAGCCAAGGCCCTCTGTGGATTCTCAGCCCACCACTGACCAGACTTGGCATGACGCATACGATCATCAGTCAGATTTGATAGCGATATAGTGGCTGACCTACGCACACCACCTACTACCACTGACTCACCGATAAAGCACACCAGATCGTGACACTCTATGGAGTTTAGTTTCCTTCCGGCAGAGCCTTTAAACACGGCAACAAAATGCTTAAACAACTTATCCAGTGGCTCTGGGCCTGATGCCCTGCCCCCGAATGTCTTGAGCCTAGCCCCCGCAGGCCTGATCTTGGACACATCCCATGTTGGAATCTGCCCTGCATATAACAGACTGACCAGTTCCTTTAAAGCCTTGGCCCATCCAATCTTGCTGTCCCTTACAACAATAACTGAATCGCTACTGTGAAACTCATCTGCTACCTGTGGCAGTGCATTGATGTACTGTCTCTCTACTGAAAAACCAACCCCTGTACCACACATGAGAATGTACATGCATTCATCAAATGCTCTTGGGCTATCAATGGGAAGATAGGAACAGTTGTATCCTGCGACTGCATCTCTTTCTAATGCTTTGCCACTGGTCATTAAACATCTCATGCTAGGCATTACATCCATGCTAACAATGGCATCACGAACAAGATCAAGATTGGTAGAGGTTCTGTTCTGGAAGAAGTTTATGTAACGCTCGACTGTCTCCTCCCAAGTTTCTCTACGCTTCTGATCATCAAGATACTTGGCATACCTAGACTTGTGTATAAACTTTTGATACTCGTTCATAATGTGACAGGCCCCTCTTCTACTTCGATTTCTAACTTGGATATCTCAGACATTGGGATGATCCACTTGCTGTTATCGGCAAGACCTATCTCATACACGGTGATGTCCTTGAAGGAACTCTGAGATGACATGTCTCCTGCAAGTACCTCCTGTTGCCTGCCTGATTTCTTGGCCCAACATATTGACTCTATATCTATGATCACTGGAAAGTTCTGTAGGATCACAGTCCTTGTTCCCTGTGACCGTTTGAAAAACTTTACTTCTCTGTAAAATGACATTCAAGTTCCTCGTAATCTTCTTTCAGATTCTTTTTAATTGCGTACTCTATATACTCTTCAAGAGAGACTCCCCAAAAACTTTTGAACACATTGCTCCAGTTTTTTGAGGAGTCTTTTCTCGACTTACGGTAGCAGTACCTAGCAAATGAATACTTCATATGCTCTGCTAGGTCATAGTTTAACGAACTTACATTAGAAGGGAATGTCCTCTCCCTTCTCAACTACGTCAGCGGTGTGCTTATCTCCTCCTGCACCTCCTAGCATCTGCATTGTATACCCATTAATCTCAGTCACGTACCTCTTGATCCCCTCTTTGTCATCATATGAGCGGTTAGAGATTCTTCCCTCGACATAGATTTGTGATCCCTTGTTTACGTACTGCTTGATCACATCAGCAGTCTTCCCAAAGAACACAACTCTGTGCCAGTCGGTTGTCTTGTTGTCTCCATACCCACTGTTGGTTGCCAGTGAGAAAGACGCCACTGTGTCTCCCGATTTAGTCTCGCGGAACTCTGGCTCTTTGCCAACGTGACCCACTAATATCGCTTTGTTTACGCTTGCCATCTAGCATCGTACCTCTTGGTTAGTTTCCATAATTGTAAGGCCGCTTCAAACATACTAAACAACCTCTCTCTTTCTTCCCATTGGTACTCTACTACATAACCGGGAGAAGAAACCGATACAAAAAGGTTGAGGAGTTTCCTACCTCCACCTATCCCATGATTGTAAGCCGCCAGTTGTACTCCATAAGAGTCGTATAAATCAGGCTTCTTACCTTCATCCAAAACTTCCTTGGTCTTGAAGTCAACAACCCACTCATCAGAGTGTACATCTATCTTACCTCCGTACCCCATTGGGTGAGCGAATGACTTCTCCACCTTCCAGTCCTGATCGCCACAAACTTCTCTCATCTTTGCGAGGGTTTGCGTGACCATGTGTATTTCGTTTGGATTTTCTGACCCACAACTGCCAGTTAGTAGTTGTTGCTCAATCAGGTTGTGCATGTACGTCCCTCTCTCAGAAGACTTTATCGAATGCTCCTTGGACAATGCAAACACACGCTTCTTGAACTCTTTCTCATCCTCATCCCAGTACTGTTTAGATTCTAACATCGACTCAAACAACTGGTCTTGAAAGTATCTGTTCAGACCGGGAGAGGCAACCACATCTTTCCAAACGGTAGACACAGAAGGAACCCAGCCATACTTACGAGCGTCACGCAAAGTCGTTTTACGAATTTTGGGAGCGCCACTTACCAGAGATTGGTTTTCAATCTCGTACCTTGGGGTTCCCTCCTTGTCATACCAGTGGCTCATTTCCACTTACTCCAGTATGATTCTTGCGTAAGGTTCATCTCCTTGGCAAGTTGTTCTACGGCACGTTGTGCATCAATGCAGTCCTTGGCATACGCAGAACCTATCTCCATGACATCCCTTGTCACCTCTGCCGATAGGTTGATGACTTTGATAATTAGTTCTCTTTGCTTCTCACTAACTGCAACTTTGCTTGCGGGTTTCTTGGTTACTTTCTTCTCAGTCATTCTTAAATTCCTCTGATTCATCTTGACCATAAACACCATACTTGTATGCGCCTGACAGTTTGAGTACAGCACGTGACAATGCTCTCTTCTCTGCCATCTCTACGACATACAAGGTTGTGACATTACCCTCTCTCCCCTTGCCAAACAAGGCAGAGGCAAAGGTTTCAATGGTTGTGTCACCCTTAGTTGCAACTGCCTTCACAACTGCAAAGTCTTTTTGAGGAGGTACGCTCATCAGTTCAAACGATACCTTGATGTTGTTGGCATACTGTATCTTTTCTATGCCTGTTCTCGTAATGATAGGTATCTTCTTGCCGCCTCTCTCAAGAGTAAATATATCCTCCTTAACTTCTAAGGCGTTCTCTTTAACCAAGTCATTAAGGAAGTCTCGTTTACTTGTCATGCTCTTCCTCCCACTGTTGCCATTGGGCTACGGTCTGCTCGTACTCCTCTTGCGCTTCCATCTCCTGAATTTCTTCTTCAGTCATGTCATCCATATTCAATATGCTCCATTCGTACATCAAGTTGGTTTGCTAGTTGCTTGACCCTTTCGATCAAGCCAGACATCTCCTCGACATCAAGTTCAGAAGTACCACGTACTCTGGTTCTAGGTGTGCCGTCGAGTCCTGTGTATTCTACACTACCAAGATACTCCTGACTGACGTACTCCTTGATCTCTTCTACGCTGTGTCCTGTGCTTTCTGCCAAGGCCCTGAGTATAGCATGGAATAGATTGTTCTGCTCCACGCTACGACTGTTCTTATGCTCCCTGATTACTACTTCTTGGTTCTTGCCGTCTAGGTCTATGTCCTGTATTGCTCTAGTGCATCTTTCTCTGATGTCTTGTGATCGAATCACGTACCTCTTCACCTGATATCTCCTTGAAGATTTCCTTCATACCCACGGTTGCTCCCTCTATAAACAATCCTCTTAGCATCTCTTTGTAGGGGGCAATATCTGTGTGTACGAAAAGTAACTTGGGATATATTTCATCCTCAAAAATATTGTCTATTCTGTCTAGTGTCTCCACCGCTTTTTCTTCTATCAATTTAGTTTATCCATGAAGGTTATGTTCTTGACCTCAATTCTGTATGAAACATTGTTGCTTACGTATATGTTGTGGTCTAACTCTTGAGAAATTATAGTCCTCATAATCTCATCGTCCGGCTCGCCATCATGTTCGATTTCTATAGCGACTAGGACATCTTTAGTATGCCATTCTCCATCGCTCTCCCTATCATCTGCAACGTCCATCTGTACTGTGTCTCCTTGTCGTGTTCCAGAGAGTGGCAGTCCGAGTGACACTGCTGACAAACTGGTATGGTAAAATAGTCAGGAACTTTTCTGCCCATCCCTGCTCCTAGTGACTGGCTTCTGAGATGGTGAACCTGCACCGGATAAGTTCCACAGTGTATACATGAGTGTTCCGCTACCCACTGCATATACTTTTTACTTTTCATTGGTTGATTATAACATATAGATTTAGTATAATCCCATGTTCGTTTAATCTTTAGGGTAAATTATGAGCCTAAGAAGAATACTAAAGGCACTAGACCTTGACATTACAACGTCTGAGAAAATGATATTGATCCTTCTATCAGACAATGCTAATGATGAGACAGGTGAATGTTGGCCTTCTCAAAAATACCTTGCTGAAAGGGCGGGTATGTCAAGACAGAATGTTAACTTAATTATCAACAGGTTACGTGAAAAAGGACACATATCTTTTGAACACAGGAAAGGGGAGAAGGGCCAGACAAGTAACATTTATAAAATAAATACGGTGTCATCTCAGTTGACACCCCCTGTCAAGTCAGTTGACACGGAATCTGTAATAGAATCTTTACATATTGCTAACAACAGTATTTGGGATGTATGGGAGCAGTTGGCAGGCCCTAATTCAAGGGGTATCTTGGGGCAATTGATAAAGGCCAACGGAGAGAATGAGGTAGCCAAGGCGGTGGGGATTGTGCTGTTGAAAAGACCCGCTGATCCCAAGCAATACATCTACGGTATACTCAGAAACAACAAGCCCAGAAGAAAAGGATTCCAAGCATGAAAGACTATGCTGATTTTGGTATCAAGTTCACTGGCACTGGTGTTCAGATTGCAACCACTTGCCCCAAATGTAGCAAGGACAGGCGCAAGAAGAATGCCAAGTGTTTGTCTGTCAACACAGATGAGAAGATTTGGTTGTGCCATCACTGTGGTTGGAGTGGTAGCCTGTTATCGGGTACTGATGACAGCCTTGGTTTGCACTGGCGCAAGCCTGAGTTCAGAAAGCCAGAGCCTATACCCAAGAGCGATCTGCCAGAGGCTACGATTGAGTGGCTGAACAAGAGGGGCATATCGGAAGAGACAGCAATCGACTGTGGTATCGGCATGAAGAAGGTGTACATGCCTCAGTCTGAGGAAGAGAAGATGGCCCTCACGTTTCCCTACTACCGCAACGGTGATTTGGTTAACGTGAAGTATAGGTCAGGCTCCAAGGAGTTCAGGTCTGAGGTAAATGCGGAGCGCATACTGTATGGTCTTGACGATATAACAGATGAGGATGGTGTTGTTATCTTTGTCGAGGGAGAGATGGACAAACTATCTCTGTATGAGGCGGGGATGAAGCAGTGTGTCAGTGTGCCTGATGGTGCGCCATCCGTTGAGTCAAAGAACTACTCCTCTAAGTTTGAATTTCTCAACGAGTCACGCATCAACGGAGTGGAAAAGGGGAGAACGTACATCATAGCGGTAGACAACGATGCCCCCGGACAGAGACTGCAAGAGGAACTGGCGCGTAGGCTTGGCAAAGAGGTATGCAGTAGGGTGACATGGCCCGAAGACTGCAAGGATGCCAACGATGTACTGGTCAAGCATGGCAAGAAGGTGTTGGCTGAGTGCATCGAACATGCGGAGCCATACCCCATAGCGGGTACGTTCACAGCCAGTGATTTGTCTGACAAGTTGGGAGAGTTGTACGACAACGGATTAGAGAAGGGAACATCCACAGGGTGGGCATGTCTGGATAAGCACTACCTAGTCAGGCCGGGATGCTTCTCTGTTGTGACAGGCATACCATGCAGTGGCAAGTCCAACTGGATTGACTCCATGATGGTGAACATAGCCAAGAAGAATGGTTGGAGGTTCGCCATATTCTCTCCAGAGAATCAGCCATTGGAGGATCATATGTCCCGAATCATGGAGAAGTACATAGGCGCTCCGTTTAGGCAGGGATTCAACAGGCGCATGACCAAGGAAGAACTGAACTACGCCAAGGATTGGGTGAAGGAACACTTCCACTGGATACTGCCTGAGGATGATGCAGAGTGGACGCTTGAGAAGATACTGGATACAGCGAGGGGATTGGTCAGGAGGCATGGGATCAGGGGCTTGGTGATTGATCCGTGGAATGAGTTGGAGAGTGGGAGAGGTGGGTTTTCTGAGACAGAGTACATTGGCATGTGCTTGAAGAGGGCGAGACAGTTCGCCAGAAGGTACGGAATACACCTGTGGATCGTAGCCCACCCTGCCAAGATGTACCGTGACAAGGATGGAGGCTACCCAGTGCCTAGCCTGTGGGATATCTCAGGCTCCGCACACTGGAGGAACAAGTCAGATTCAGGGGTGGTGATATACCGTGACCTGTCAGACCCTGACTCCAAGTTGGTAGACATCCACATTCAGAAGCAGAGATTTAGACAGGACGGTGCTATGGGAATGGCATCACTTAGATATAACCCAATCGTAGGAGATTATTTTGAAACTAACTGATGATCAGGCAGAAGAAGTACGGATTGAGTTGAGGGAGAATGAGTTGGAAATTAAACAGATTGCTAAGATGTTTAAAGTATCTGTCCACACTGTTGCCTTAATAAACAGAGGGCTTAGACACTATGTTCCTAGATATAACTATCCTGTTCGTAAGATTAGTAACCAAAAAGATTTAAGGTACAAGGAGCCGGGGTATAGAAGTAAATTCTGGGATAATTACTACCCAGAATCACAATCAATTTTAGATGAGTAATGAGTGAGGGAGAGGAGATATTTCTTAGTCAGTGTGTAGCCTGTGGCCTCCCTGCCCCAGAGAGAGAGCATAAATTTCTGGAGCGGAGGAGGTTCAGGTTTGACTTTGCTTGGATCAACCTGATGTTAGGGGTTGAGATTGAGGGAGGGGTGTACTCTGGTGGTAGGCATACCAGAGGGGTGGGGTACAGTCGTGACCTAGAGAAGTACAACTTGGCGGCTATGCATGGGTGGACTGTGTATAGATTCACCACGCAGGATGTAAAGAGCGGTGTGGCTGTCGGGTTTATAACAATAATAATAAATAAAGAGGGATTGATTGATGGGTATAAGGATATCAGCGGAGGACTTATGCTCCCTGACTCCAACAACAGAACTAAACCAAAGACCAAGGGTAAGGTCTGAAGTCATATGCTACGTGTTGGCAGGGATATCGAAGGAAGCATCTAACTTTGTCAGGCTGAAGTACGCCAATGATGATAGCAACATGAGGCCAGTGGCCCATGAACTGGTGAGGCGTGTGAGGAAGAAAGCGCCCAAAATTTTGAGTGATGATGCGTTGTGGAAGTTGGCACTGATCGCAATACGAGAGGCGATATCAGACCATATGTGTGGCACGTGCAATGGGAAATCTTGGGTGAGTACGGGTATGAAGCAGATCGTGTGCTTCACATGCAAGGGGACAGGGAAGAGGAGCAAGAAGAGCAAGGACATAGCGGAGGATTTGGAGGTGTCGATTCAGTTTTACAACAAGTACTGCAAATATATTGTTGAAAGAAATATGTTGGGGATACTGTCTGCATACGAGGGGGAACTGCACAATGCCTTCAGAAAGAGGCTGTGAGAGGCCGTGTAATGGCGTGTATTGAACGATCTCTAGTGGACTGGTAGGGTGGTACTGGGTAGGGGATGTTGACCGTCACCGGCCTTACCCTGAGAGGGGGGGGTTGACACGTATGTTATAATATGTCTGTGGGAATATGGACAAAAAAAAGGGGGGCCGAAGCCCCCCTCAATGTTACATAAGTGAATCGAAGTATCTGAGTATTGCATCGTATACAGACTTAGGACATCTCTCTAAGTCCTCGACATCAACGCCGAGTTTCTCTGCTACGATGTACTCAAGGTCAGCAACGTAGTCTTGCTTGTCTACGTCAGATATGCCTTGGTAGGTATCAATCATCTTGAAACCTCCTCAAGAACATGTCACTGTGCTTAACCTTGTACTTTGATAAGGAACGAACTAGTACGTCTGTGTCGATGTTCATGTACCTGTTTAGCAGGTCAATGTACACTGACACAAACAACGTACCATGCGAGGGGCCTTCTGCAATATCTCTTGCAATGTGATGAGATATCTCATGCAGAATGATACCGCTCTTGCGACCCCAACCTAAAGGAAGTTCTATACGAGGTGGGTTGTACCTAGCCCACGCCCATACAGCATTTTTCCTGTAGGTCTGCACTGCCTTGACCTTAAGATTGTTTCGACGTTCAGCAAGAACCATGTCAACAAACTCTTGGACTTGGCTTAGTTCAGGGAGATCAAAGTTACGCTTGTTACTGCGTAAGCAATTGTACTCCCAATCGTACACCTTACTACGTTGAAAGTCTCTCATAACTGACTCCATTCAGAAAGATCAAACCATCTCAATTTATCTGGGGCTAACTCTAGGTATAGTCCCTGAGACTCCTTGGGTAGGTTTATCTTCCTGTGTGCAATCACCTTGCCGGACATGACCGCTCCGGTTCGGTTGCATTTGAGAGTTACTCTTGTTCCTTTCAATTACATACTCCTGTGTTTCTAATTTAGTTGCATCCTTTCCATACTTGCGTATGGATGTACGTGAAACCATGCGCCTCACACCTGATCTTTTGATTGGGTATGTGGGGCGTGGCTTCAATCTCTTATGGTTCATTCATTGGTTACTCCTAGTGTAGTCCACTTGTTACAATGTTAACATCACGATCCCAACATGCAAAGCAGTTTGACTCCTCGCATGATGAGAACCCCTTACCGTCTTCGACTGGGCATATATGACCAAGCGCCCTGTCTCTGTCGGTATGCACTAAGTGATGGGTGATCTGCTTACAATCATCGAACCCCTTCACTATGTCTCCATCAACCATGTAACCAGACATCTGGATTACTAGGTTATCTGGAACTATACCACCCTCGTCAAGGAACTGACGCACCGTGCGCTTCTCCTTGGTAACGAGCCAGTGCTGTATGTGCGGAGTACCATTACATACTTCAATGATATTCCGCAGATGTTGCACACTGTCGATGTCACCGCTGTCGAACCACCGGAACCTGTGCTTAACCTTGATAGAGATAAGCATGGTCATGGCTGTAACCCACATAGGATGATACAGTTTCTCGTATCGTTTCTGTTGGGCGTTCTTGACGTTGGGATAATTGTAGTTGCCTTTCATGGCATAGCACTCATGGCACACAGAGCCTTTGACTTCTCTCAGTTTGCTACCTACCTTGCAATGCTTGGCAGGTGTAGAGAAGGAACTCTCAGGCATCTTTGTAGTCTGTGACAGACCACCTGTGATCTCATTGAGTGCGCTAACTACTTGTTGTTTTGTTTGCATAAGATTCTCCGTTGTTAATAATTAACATATTAGATATCTGCCTCGCTCCTGATATCTTCAGCAGTTGAAATCAGATCATATAAACTGTGATTGATAGATTCAAGAGAGGACTTGTACTCCTCTATCCTATCCAGTGCATCACGAATGTCTGCGAAGTTATCAATGTCATCGAACATCAGGCACTTGCTAACCTCATCAGCGTGGTTGTCCCACTCCAACTGAGTCTCAATCTCGTGATTCTTGAGGTAACGACCAAGGGATTCCTCACTGATACCAAGTTGAGTGTGGCACTCTGATCCTGATGAAACAATCTTACCTTCAAGGTCAGCAACAGTCTTGATCTCGTTGGCTTCGATGAACTTGAACACAGCAATTAAAACACTAAGGATATTGTTATCCATTTTTTTCTCCGTTTAAAGTTGAGCAGTTCAGAAGCATACTCAGGCTATAGAAACTAACCGTTTACTTTTTGTTAGAAAGGTAAGGTATCATCTCACTCTCTGATAACTCCAGAGAGTTCTCTTTGTTAGACAACCAGAACACAGGCTCTAACTTAGTTTCCTTATCATCATTAGATACAGGCTCCAAAGTTATCTCGTTCAGTCTATACCAAGTGAGAACTCTCTCATGGTCATCAAAGAACTCATCGTCTACATAGACAGTGCCATGTCCTTCGATGTCCCAAGAGTCAGGCGAATAAGGATCGTATGATGGATGGGCCATTACTTGCTACCTCCGTATGACTCAGGCATCTGATCCTCGTTTGGATCAACGACATTCTTGGCTACGTTTGACCACATAATCCAACGTTCCAGTTGCCTCTTCAGGTCTTCCATAACGTAGTCATCAGAGATGACCAAGAGAGGAGGGCCGGGAGAATCGTTGTCGTAGATTGCTATGCCTTCGGAGGGCATGTCAGCAATGCGGGGTGCTACTACTAAGTCCATAGTTAATCTCCTATGTGTTGTGGTGTTGATTAGATAGTGATCTTATGATCAGCACTATACCAGACAATAACATCATCGTCTGTTTCCATCCAAGCCACAGCACCACAGGACAATGGCTTGTCAGGATTGTATACAAGTTCAACCTTACCGAGTGTCTCAACATAGAACGAACGGTAGTTTCTCTTGTAAGTTTTAACGGTGAATGGAGGACGTTCATCGTCCCAACTGGTTGCATGTTTCTTGTTCCATGCAATGTTGTGACGGTTAACGTGAATGCGTTTCTTCATTCTCATCTCCAATAGGAAACCACTTACCAAGTTTATTTTGGTATGTCTTGTAGTGGTAGACCACTTTGTGACCAGTATGAGGAAAGGATTTGAGTGACCAACACAGTCCGATACCATTGACAGCAGTAAGGCACTCTTTGATAAAAAAGTGAGCGCCTTCCAGACTATCGAAAGTTGCAGTTGTGTAGTCGCCTTCGGCATCTTGCGTAAGCATACCGAACTCTTTTCTTGCATCGTCGTTAACGATAATGATTGTTGTTGCTTCTGACATCAGTGTCTCCGTGTTAATAATTAACATTGGGGGGAGCGAACCCCCCCCCTCTGTTAGGTTGGTTACGCCGCTAGTGCGACTCGTTTCCACTCGCGTGGATTCAGATTGATGATGTTACCACCTAACTCCTGTAAATCTGTGGCTCTATCATAGTCTTCCGACTTGTGTGCAATGTTGGTGATGGCGTTGGCGAAACCCCAACGTGAGTAGTCACCGTCCTCAAGCAGTGAACGCTTGGCTTGCTTGACTTCGGACTCACTCAGGCTGAACTTCTTGCCCACACTTTCGATTGCATCTTCAGGCTCAATACTAGGATCAAGTTCATCCTGTGCTGATGCATTGAACTTAGCAACAGTAGCCTTGAACTTGTCTTCGTTTACACAATCCAACACATGATCCCGCAGTTGCTTGGTGAGCGTCTGCTTCATTGAGATTATTGTGTCAGATTGGTAGTCCAGTTCACCACGTGCATTGGCTGAACCAACGTGACGGCGACGAGTACCTGCTTCATCGACTGTCATACCGTTGAGACATGCAAGCCTGTAGATGAACTGCTTGACAATAATAGAGCCGTGTCCTGTCTCACTGTTACTGATGATGATCCCGCACTCTACGATGTCATTGACTTGCTTAGACCTAACCTGTAACTGCATGTTAGGAAAGACAATTTTCATGTAGAGTTTGTCATCAGTCAGACCAGTGGAGATGAACTTCAACTCCTGCTTGTCGGCTATCTGATGCAACACTGGCGCAACACCGTCCATGAGATCAACGTAGTCAAACGTCAGGAACGAGCGTGAGTGTGCGGAACGAAACACATTCTCAAAACTATCTCGTCCAGAACCATTGTCATACGTGCGGAACAAGCGATCCGTAGCCTTCTCGACAGGAGAGTGAAGCAACTGGTTGAAGTTGGTATCAACCAAATCATCCATACCTCTTGCTTGCAGTTTCTCTATGTACTGAGAAGGAATGCCAAGGTGCGTACCAAGTTGACGTCTGGCGTTGTTACTAAAGACACCATCATAGTTGGTGTTGCCGTCAGACAGCATGATATTAGCACCTCCGTTGAACACAGTTGCTTGAGTAGTAGGCGCAATGAAATCACGCTTACGCTCTGCATCTACACGGACACGTTGGGCCAGTTCTTCAATAGTGTACTCATTTTGCATAATAGTTTTACCTATGTAAAAGATTGCTGATGTTAATAATTAACAACAGGGTGCAACACTGCACCTCGATGCCCACCCAGAGGATGAGCATCAGGGTTAAGTGTCAGGCTACATAAGGATAGTGCCACCAGTCTTCAGGAAGGAAACTAACCTCCCAACCAGTGGACACCTCGTTGATGTCACACCACCTGAGATTGAGGCAGTATTCCTCTGCTTGATAATGGCGAGAGAATACAACACGAATCTTGAAAACTCCTTCAATATCTTTGCCACACCTGATTGATTGGAAGTTTTCTGGTTCATACTTAGAAAGTCCTTCAAAGGTCATAACAATCTCCTGTTAATAATTAACATCAAGACAACAGCACAACAGCAGTGATAAGAAGTGACAGGGTAGTCACAGTGAATAAAGCGCACCCGGCGATAAACAACAGCCAGTGTTTAGGGCCAAGTACACGGCGCAACTCCAACAGTCCGAACAGTTTCATTGGTTTCTCCTTGAGAATGTAGGTCTTACCAGAGTACTCCTCTGTGATGGTTACATCTTCGGGTTTTAATCCTCGACGTACATCAATGCGGAGGGCGCAGTCATCAGGATCATTCCAACGTGGCTCGCTGTGGTACACAGAGAACTGCCAACGGTCTGCACCGTTAAGGTCTGACAAACCATCTCTGTATGCGACCCATTCAACCTCTGCGTTACTCATGCTAAAGGCTTGTTGGAACTTAGGTTGAGAGGATAACATATCCCACATTTTAATACCTACTCTGGTGGGGATGTCATCATCATCGTCCTCAAGATCGTTCATCTTTGTGAACCAATAATGGTACTGCTCGTTAAGGTCTATAGGCATAATGTTGTTCCTCGTTTGTTAAAAATTAACAGTTAAGCAATCCAGATCGCATCCAAGATCAACTCATGGGGCGAACATGGGTACAGCACACAGGTTAGAGCCGATCCAGTCAGCATAATGATAGACGCAGATATGCAAACTGCGCTCAGTACAGCAACAGCAGTAGCCCAACGTGAGTTAGGCAATAAGTACCGAATGGTACGAAAGATTTCATAGTTCATTGTTTGTATCCTATGTTAAAAATTAACAGATGATGCAGGACGCATCGCAATAGGGGCCAGTACATGCGCCCCCATTAGGTTGAGTCCTAATCTTTTGGTCTAATCTCTTTCAACTTGCTGTAACGTGGTGCAGATGATGGCTCGCCCTCGCCAAGCCTGTAGCCCATATCACAAGCATTGTTCTTAGCCTTGTTAAGGTAGGTACGTGCTATTAACATCGCTGTCTCGGCCTCATCAATATCATCTTGAGATGGGTCAGAAAGGAGCCGATGCAGGGCTACCTCAAGGTATTGTGAAACATAGTCCAAATTGTCAAGTATGTTGTGCATAATGCAAACTCCGATTTGTTAATAATTAACAGCATGTAGTGCTAGTCAGCACTGTGATACGCCCCCCATGCAGGCGGGGCGCATACCACTGATGACTAACTGTACTTAGAGTTGAGCGCATCAATCAACTTGTCGCGCTCTTTCTTGGTCATCTTTTCCACTCTTTTAAGCATAGAATCGGCAGTAGGACGATTAACAGCACCGCCTTTACTCCCGCCCTTTGAAGGGACATGGGAGCCGACTCTGATCTTACCGGCTAGAATGCCCTCGATGTTGGATTCGATGATCTCAGTGTCAAACTCCCACTCGCCTGATTCCAACTTGTACAGTCCGGGCTGACCAGTAGGAAGACCATTGTCATAGCCATTCATAACAGACTGCCACGTTTGTACAAGAGTGCCACGCGAAACCTTGCCACCACCCTTTGCAACGTCCTTTTCGATAACGTCTGTCACTGCTTTCTGGATACCGCCCTGAGGGGTAAGGATAGACGCTACGTCCTTACGCTTCTCGAGCAGTACGCTAACAAGAATGCTAGACATACGCCTCTGCAAGGTTACGCAGGCATTTGAGAATTGACCGACTGATGTAATGTACTTCTTGGAATTGAATTGCATAGTAATGCTACTCCTAGTGTCCGACTTGCACACATATATTTAATTGCGCTTGTCGAGGGTTCAATGATTTACGCCGTGTTAATAATTAACAGACGCGAGGCAGGGCCGATACGCTCCAAACCCTGTACATATATTATATAAACGGCGCAGGGACCCCTAGCGAGAACCGCGAACAAACCGCCTTTTTGACGCACCGCTACCCGCCCCCGTACAACAGCAAAAAACACACACACCCACACACATCCTACTTTTAGGGTACTTTTTTGGGCAGGGACTATACTTTGGTGCTAAAAATTACGGGGTTGTATGGGACAGGGCTGTAAATTTTTGGGGTTTTGAAATTTTTGGGACATATCAGGGGGGTTGACAGGTATGATATAATATACTAAAAAGATTATTTGGAGATTAACATGGCTATTGGAGGACACCCTGACTTTGGAATAGGCGATTCAGCATTACAAGGTTCAGCAGGTACAGGAATGGAAAGTGCATTTGGTGGGGCCGCTATTGGAATTCCCGGTGGCGCACCTGCTGGGCAAAACGAAATGGCTTCTTTCTTAGATATGATGAGTCAACAGTACGGAACTGAGTCCGTTAAAAATTTTGTTGACAATTATCTTAATAGAAAATTAATAGATGCAGAGATTATAGCAAGGGGAGGCTTTATGCCCGGAGCGCCCGGAGGTAGAAGGGCTTTTGGTGGAATGCCTTCTAGTTCTGCACAGTCATTTGGAATACAGGATAACCCTGTTTTTGGAATGGAAAATTTTGAAGGACAAACTTCTATGGTAGATATGGGGGTTCCTTCCGGTGCAATGGCTAATCCCTCTCCTGCTCAACCAACACTTGAAATGGATGGAAGGCTAACTCCTGCTCAACTTGCTGAGTTAGATAAACTTATGCAAGTCACTGCTGACCCTAATGACTACAAAGAAGGGAATATTCCCCGAAGACCTTTTGCTCCGGGTGAAGGCGTCTAATGAACAATAAACCTAGCAATAATAATAAGTTTGTAAAACTTTGGACTCCGCAAATGAAGCGGAGAGTAGAGATTCTTTTCTACAATGGCGCTTCTATTGTAGAGGTATGCCGCGAGATCGGTATTGTAAAAAGGACATTCTACAACTGGATGGAAGCCTATCCAGATTTTAAGGAAGTTGTGGATCATGGAATGATTGCCGCTGAATCTTGGTGGATTGAGAAAGGCCGAGAGAACGTTGATAACCGTAAGTTTAATCACGCTCTCTGGCTACTGATGATGGTTAACCGATTCAAGTGGCATTCTGCTTATGCTAAGAAAGAAGAGAAAAAAGAGATCATTAACGAGCATAAGGTTGAAGTAAAAAATGCTGTAGACATAGATTCAATTTTACAGAAATCTATCCAATCCGGTATAGATCAAATAGAAAAGGAAAAGGTGCATTAAAATGCCAAGCGTAGGAAAAAAGAAATTCCCTTACACTGCAAAAGGTAAAAAAATGGCGATGGCTGAAGCCAAGAAAACTGGCAAGAAAATGAAGCCCATGAAAAAAATGAAGCCTAAAAGAGGGTACTAAAGTTGTTAGATGATGGCGATCCAAGTGTAAACGGCGCTAACCAAAACGGTTCTAACCAAGGTAGCAAAACAGGCGGCGGCAAAAAAGGTGAGGGTGATCCTGTTGCTCCGGGTGCTTCAAGTTCTTCAGGAAACTTAGGAGATGCAATTGGAGCGTTAGGTAACTTAATTGGAAAACAAGATGATCCTAGCAAAGGATTGTTAGGACTGCTTTCTGGTTTAGTTAATAAAGATACACCAGTATCTAAATCTATAACACGCGCCGAGCAAGAGCGAGCAATGGACGATGCATTTGCAATTGGCGCAAAAAGACCTGATCCGAATATAGCAAAACAAAATGCGTTTCACAATGCCTTTATTACTGAAGCAGAAAAAATTAGAACCAAACTAAAAGACCCAAAACTTTCTCTTGCTGAAAAAGCAAAACTAACAAAAAATTTAAGAAACATTACACGTTCTGATCAATACTCTAAAGCAATGGCAATAAACAATCCGGGGCTTCAGTTTGGAGCAAGATTGATGGGAAGCCTTGTTAGTCCAGTATTAGGGGTTGCTCAGTCTGTAGACAATGCTTTGACTAGCATGGGATTTGTAGACGATACAACTCCTCAAGATGTTATGAACATGGATCAACAAGATGTAGCAGGTTCTCCAGATTTGCCTATATTTAATGCAGAAGAACAAGAACAAAGTGTTAGTGTTTTAATGGGTGTTGTTAGAAAAAATCCTGAAATTTTTAAAACAATAAGCAAAGAAGAGTTAAAAAATTTACTTAGAAACCCGATAAAATTTTGGGAATTTTATAACAAGGCTAAAGAAGGTTAATAATTATTATGGCTTATAATCCTTATAATAGAGAACTTCTTTCTAGTTTTGGTTCCCAAATGAACAATATT